GAGTACACCCACCTTTCTAAGGTGCTAGCTTGTTATAGCCAGATAAGAGCGTCGTTTCCAACAGGAACTGCGACGTTTGTTATGTTCCGGAAATTCGAGGACTCTCTATACCGATTAGGCATTGGAGAACCTGGAAGAGCCTCAAAACGATTACCCAGCCTGATTTTACTCGGGTTGAGTGTCATGAGTGCGCCTGTTAAAACACGTGACAAATCCTTAATCCTGATACGATTACCAGTGTCAAGAATCTGAGTGCTATAACAAATACCGTCAATCATAGTCGGAATAACTGCTTCCGTAGAAACCTCCAAAGGAGATGCCCACAGTACAGTATCACCAAGCATCTTAGGCCCAATTGGATAATTAGGCTCAATTTTCTTGATTTTATCAACTATAAAACTCCACACTCCTTTGAAGCGATCGCATGAGTAATCATTGCGACCACGTCTAGAAGCGTAGTGACGTATACCATTTGCCAACCCGAAGAGCTGACGTATATCCAAAACTTCTTTTTTACAGAAATAAGGACGCACGTTATAGCCGTTCCAAAAATCGGAACCGCATGACTCTTTAAAAGGGCCGGACAGAAAGGTCTTTTCTCTATTAAGAGAGAAGCCGCAGTAGGTCAATAAATCGACCAAGGTATTTGCTGCGGGAGTGGCGACGATAATATCATCACCGAACACGGAAACATTATTCTTTCTATCAAGGCCGTTAAAGTGCAGAGATGCACATGATAACGCCCAAAATATTAGAGTTTCCAGTTCAAACGTAAACCCGTTACCCATAGAGGAGAACTTAGCGTTTTCACGCAAACAGTCATCATATTGAGTAAAGTGACTTCGAATATTGTTCAAAACATCGAACCAATCTTCAGGAAGTAGGTTACGTACTAACTCAACCGATATGGTATCGCTTGCTGCAGATAAGTCTATAGTGACCATCCGGTCATCTATACTACAACTCTCAGCTAATGTACGATTAACTTCGTGCTGCATTTCCGTATCGATACCGAAACGTTTAAGACGCTTTGAAATGACTTTTCCATAAATGCGTTGCAGCACCATATTAAGGTGCGGCTCAACACATATGGGTCTATCAGTTTTAGCGTTCTTAGGAACCGTTGTGAAACGGTTCCCCGGTACGAACATCAGACTATATGGAACGCAAAACTCACCAACAATATCCGTATCCGTTGCAAAACGGTCAGGATAGTGTGGAATTAACCGAGGGGCTATTGATAATAACTCTTTAGCTAACGGTGAAGCTTTGCATGTAACATGGAGATCAGAGTCTAATTTATTATACACGGATGTGTAGCGACCCTTACACGACGAACTAGTGCCGGGACCGTATGATGGGATTCCATCTGCGCCTAAAGCTTTTTCGAGATTAGGACAATCTTGAAGTACGTCGGAAATTAACTCTTGAGCATACAAAAGCATGTCGAGAGTGTGCCGGGATGGCACGGAATGACGTAGTTTTTGATTTGTCTTTTCACAAGCAAGTTCAGAAGCAACCGTCGACTTCATCGCGGCTAGTTTTGTATCAGCACGTAAGGATTTTGGAAACCCTTCGTACTTCTTTAGAAAACTAACACACGCGTAATCGTCAGCAAAACGGTGAGGATCCTCATAATCATGAGGAGACACGCTGTGGCTGATCAGGCCAGCTATATCATTATTTTGCAACATGATATAGCAAGACAACGCAATAGGAGTATCAACTGCCTTAAAAAAACGACAGGCGACTTTCTGGACGAATGCCCAGGAATCATTAATGGTTACAAATTCGCTACGGTGTCGAAGAGCCTTTTTAACAGCTCGAAGATCCTTGCGATTTAAAGTAGCAACCAGATCAATCTTTTGTGATGTATTTCCCATGAGTAACTCCAACTTACCAAATAATCAACCAGACGATGCGAAGTTTTACACCTTTGTATTGGTGCTAATAATAAGCGTCGCCGTGGTCGGTTTAGCTACCTTATACTTAGTATTGAGGTAGCACATCGTTAACCGCAGAAGCAACACTCGCGTGAGCAGCTAAATTCTTAGCGAAAGCCAAGATGTCAGCGCGTTCAGCAGCGAGCATTGAATTGGGGAGTGTAAAATCCCCGCGGAACGATGCGTAATCAATGACTTCGGTTATGCCGGAGCCATTGACACGCAAAATTGGTAAAATTACGTTGACTTTTACTTTGTCACGGGAAGCGTTGCCGGTTGCGCGGGTTACCAGCTCAGTAATTACTGGCTGATGACCACGAACGGTGATAGAAACGTCGCGGAATTCTGCAGCAGAAGCACCATTTTGGGGCGAAACTACAGAAAAGGTTTTAGCTACGGCAGTGCCGTTATTGATTACAATATTACTTGCCGCTGGCATAGTAAACTCCAGGAGGTCAGAAACGACCTGCTTTTGACATAAATTGATGGAAAAGTGCCATAGCCGATGCGGCTTGCTGCCAAGCCCCGGGAAATTGGGGTTTTGGGAATGACACTGAAAGGTTATCCTCGGTTCGATTCACTACAACTCGTAGTGATTTAGCAGAGGCGAACGTAGCAGATGTTGAAGCCGTACGCCACTCATATCTATATGTGAGTGGGTTTTCTCTATACACTTGCCATGTTTCTGTAACGAATGCACCACCCGTCTCATAGTTTTCCTCCGAAAATGCAGTACGAAAAACGTCCTGCGGAGTAATACCTATGAGAGGTGCGATTGCCGTCAACCAGCTGCCGATTGGTAAAACCCAATCAGCAACGAAACTGAACGGAACCAACTCCCACGCGACAAGTGCGGGATTTGTCAAGCCGACTGATTGTACAGTGGCAAGAGCAGGGTTATCAACTCTAACGTTACAGGCGATTTTCATAACCTGTTTTACATGCACTTTCTCATCCAACTGAACCTCAACAGGGAAATATCCTACACTGGCAGAACTGCTGGTGCTGATTGTTTCACTGTAATGAGCCTGTTTTTTGACAGGGGTCAAACGAGAAGGTTTCTTAGCTAAAGCCTTATCGGCTGCAACTAAACTCCCATACATGTCGTTATACAATGGAACCCAACCATAGGAGAACTCAAGCCATTTCTGACTAAAAGCATCTCTCGTAAAGTTGGTGCGCCTCCACTTTCCTTTATGGTCTTTTCGAAGACCGGAACGAGGAAGTCCAAGGTGTCGGGCAGCTTCGGAGAAGTTGCCTTTCTTTAAAGCACGCGCACCTTTTAACAGTTTTCCAGCTGTGTCTTTTACAAGATTAGCTGTAGCTGTTCGCTCTGCGTATGCAACTGCAAGGTTAACGTCATGCTCGTGAAGCTCACCCAATAACTGTATCTTTAATGAATTCAAGACACTGTCCATTGGGAACTTACTGAGCACGTACATTCCATCCTTTGGAGAATGGATACCTTTCCAGTAACCTTCAGCATTTCTAACGCCTTCAAAAGGAATTTTGGTGGAACTAGACCATTTCTGGTAAGTACCAACACCTTTTTGATAGGCAAAGTTATTAGGCCGAAGTTGGAGAACCCCGTTAACACGGGGTGAGTTAGATCCGCCACGCCTTATAGCATAATAGCCGTAAGGTTGTAACAGAACTTCGTCTAGCGACTTAGTCATACGATCCTCGGATGAGTGATCGACTAGCACTAACGTGCGATGAGAGACCTTTGCGATCACTTTATAAGTGGTTAAGG